AGGCGCCACACCGGCCGTGAATGGAGCCCACGGCATCGCCGTCGCACTCGCCGCGAGCGTCCCAGCTCCGGCTACCGGTGCCACGGTTGACGCCGCAGCAGGCACAATCGGTGCGACCGCCGGAGCGGCGATGGCGCCGCCACTAAACATCCCCGCCATCGGACCGACACCCGCTGCGCCCATCGTCGCCAAGGTCGCGAGCGTCACGCCTGCGCCAATCGCCACGTTGCGCCCGGTGCGGTTCTTTTGGTTGAGATTGCCGCCCTGGTCGATATGCATTGAGCTGGGCAACCGAATTCCTTGTGCGGCCAGCGCCGCTTCCAAGGCCACCTGTTGCTGCCGCGACAGCTTGACGCGGCCGTCGGTGGGCAAACCATGGCTCCGCATGAAAGCCTGATACACCGGCGACTGGCGCATTGCGCGGTTCCACTCATCCAAACTCGCTTCTTGTGTGCCACGGTTGGGCACCGAAGACGGGTTCCACGGCGCCGGGCTCGACGGCGACGGACTGGTCGGCGCATTCACACGGACAGGTCCAATGGAATATCGCCAATCGGCATAGTCTCTAACGTCGAGGTAGTCTTCGGGACGTGGCGCCGGGTCTCCCCGTTCTGCCCCGCCGCCGTAATTCCATTGTTGCCATGCCGCCTCGTAGGCGTTTCGTGGTGGATAAATAGCCATCGTGTCCTCTTACGCGTTGACGCGCTCGACCACAATGTCGAGCTTGTATTGCATGGTGGTAGCGCCCGCGCTCGCATACGTGGTTGCGTAGGTCATCGGGGTGTTGCCGTCTGCCGCGATCAACAACATGCCGCTTTGCGACGTCGTCGTGGTGTTGCCCGTCAGCGCCGCGCCACTGGAGGTTAGCGCCACCGTGTCCGTCCAGCCGATGGTGACCGTCAGGCTTGAACTTGTCGTTGCCGCCCTGGTAATGCGCGCCGCCCAGCTCACGCGCCACAAACCGGTCGTCACCGACACTGGTAACGACGTTGTCGCAATTGACGCGCTTTGCGCTGTCAACTGTTTGGTCACCACCCGTTCCGGCGTGGCGTCAACCACGCGCTTGGTTTCTCGAAACCACAGCCGCCAGACTTCGGAGATGGTGCGGTCGCGCAACACCAGCTCGTCGCCCACGGGCATCGGCGCACTCGTAAACGGCATTACGCCACCTGCCTTCGGTTTGATGCGTGTGCGCGCACATTGGTCCAGCCGTCAAGCACGCGCACCGGAATGGGGTCCGTGACAACAATTTCGTAGGTCCGTCGATACGAGCCACCCAGCTTCCAAAATTGCACCCGGCGCCGATATTGACCCACAGCTCCCAGCGATTCCGAGCGTTCATTGCTCCACGTTTTCCCGCCGTCGTCGCTGTACGTCAACAGCACTTGCGGGTTTGAACCCTGACCTGATTGCAACCCCAAGCCGGTTTCGGCCACCACTTCAAGTACCGAGTGCGTCAGCCACTGGCCTTCGGCTTCTAACGTGGGACTGCGGCGCACCCGACGCAACACGCGGTCATCGACATCCACGTAATAGTCCGTATTGACTTCGTAAATGTTGCCGGTTTCCCGGTCGCACCACAAATGCACGCCATCGTCAAACGCCGCCGCGTGCCACGTCGGGCGCCACGCGTCGTACGCGCTGTTTTCTTCAATCCACGTTCCGCGCTGGTGCCATTTGCCAGTCGCAAAGTCGTAGACCCACGTAATTCCGGCGCTTGGGAACGACAGCACGTAAAAGGTATGCCCGAGCTCGCGATACGTCTCGCCAGTCGCCCCGGAGACGTCGCCGTAGCTGGCCAGCGCAAACTCCAGCGCAAAGTCGCTGATGCGCTGCGGCACCACGCCGCGCGCGGACATGACCTGTAGACCGCCTTCTTTGGTGGTGGCAAGCCACGTCACCGCGTCGTTTGCTACGCACACCGAAAACGGCGCCGCAATACCCACCTTGACCAGACCACCGGATTGGTCCGGTACAAACGGGAACGGGTCTTCGTCGCCGTTATACCAGACTTCACTCGTCTGCTCGCCCAACAGCCATGTCTGCCCACCTGACACCACCAGCGCCTTCCACGGGTCTGGACCAATTGTGCGGCCCTGCACCTGCGTCGCGTCCCACGTCAACCCATCCGCCGGCTCCGAAATATAAAATTTGCTCGTGCTGGCGTCCAGATATTGAAAATAGCTGTACGACATGGCCCCCATCGTGCAGCCGGACGCAATGACCTCTGTCAGCGTGTTTGTGTTCAACGCGTAGCAATAACCTTTTCCGCCGGAGGTAATAAACAGTTGATCCGCGTTCTCGCCGTTTGAGCAGATGGTCGCCGGGTTCAAATCGACCTCAAGCGTGCCGCGCACGGTGTAGGTTTTGTCCGAATACACCTCAACCAACTTTGTGCCAATCACAAAGAAGCACCGCCCATTCATGGCAAACGCGGCACGTCCGGCCGCGCTCTCGGTAACCGAACACCACAAATTCGAGCCTGGAGTTGGGTATAACGCAATGCGCGTCGTCGCGCCGTCGCTTTCTATCGGCTCGGGATACCAGTTAATTGTGCGCTCGTCGTCTGCAATGGGCGACTGCGACCGATACGCGCCGTTGACAAATACCGGAAACTTCACGAGTCTGTCTCGATGTTGTAATACGGTCCCCGACCGCTCCACATTGCGTCAATGGGCAGCTCAGATAACCGCATATTGATACGTTCGACGTCGGCTTTGGATTCTATTGCGCTTGTCATCAGCGTTGACGTTGGCGCAAGGTCAAATTCGGTTGCCAGTTCCACCGCCAGGTTGTCGCGCAAAAACCGCCGATACCCCGGCGGCAACGACAACGTGTCGCCCAGCGCAAACTCGCTGACCGCAATGGGGGAAAACAATACCCCAATTAACGTCGAGGACGTCGGCGTAGGCCACAACGTCAGGGTTCCGGTCGGGATGGTCGGGTTGTAATACGCGCGGGTTGGCAACACGTTTGTGATGTTTTTGTTTGGGACGGAACGCCATTCTTGATCCGTCATCAGCGGGAGCGGAATCCACGTCAACACGCTATTAGTGCTGTTGTAATACCGCACCGGCGACACTTCACCAATGCTGGTGACAAACGCCGGGCGTGCCACGTTGACCGTTTGACCCGAGCCGACCGAATAGTCGCGGGTGTTGGCGCTGATTGTAAACGTGGTTTCTTGCGACGCGTACAGCATGAGGCGTTGGACCCTCATGGCGTCAACAAAATCGTTTAAGACCTGTAGCCCGTCGTTCAGGTTTTCGCCGCTCGGCGAATTGCCTTGCGCCACCACCCCAATACGACGCAGCGAAGAGGTAATTAATTCTGTGACCGTCATCGGCGCCCTCTGCGCGGGTCACGGTTACGTAACCAACAACACACCACCCATCGGGTTGACCGCATCAATTCAGCCACCCACAATGCGCGCTTTACTGCGGTGCGAGATAACCCACTACGATAAACGTTTTACTGCCCGTCGCTGCGTGTATCCAACACAAATCGTTCCCGCCAGGAATGCGGAGCGGTTCGTTAAATGTCGCGTGAAGGGGCGCAAACGCCAGATTGTAAGCCGACCACGCGGTGGTGGTGCTCGTGCCGCACGCCGAGCCGGTCCCATACTTTAACGTCAACTGCTGGTCCGTGGTCGTTGTAGCAATTACGCTGGCGCTGGCCGTAATGGACGTAATCAACAACGCCGTTTGCGCATCGCGCCCCACGCACCCAGTGCCCGTGAACGCTGTGAGAGACGTGCCGCTGTTGTTGACAACGGTACACACCACGCGCGTGCCGGACTGGCCTTGCGTGGCGGTGACCGAAGGGGCCGACAAGACCAACACAAAGCTGGCGACAAGCGCGAAAGCGCTCAACAGTCGCATAAGAATCTCCTTCCGTGTGCGGTCAGCGCCGCGCGCCTTTGGGGGCTTTTTTTGGCGCTGGGGGGTCGGGCACATGCTCTTCACCCGCTTGCGCGTCGCGGAACTCCGCCTGCGCGCTTTCGCTCATACGGTTAACGCGATACTGCTCTTCGGCGACCGCGTCGGCCACACCGCGCTGCGCGGCCTCAAACGCTTTAATTGCTAGTTCGGGGGAATCGTACCAAGCAGCGCGCCTGGCACTGGCATACTCGTCCCCGTCAAATACGGTGCGCTGGCACGCGGCGGTAAACGCGGTCGCAATCGGCTCACCCGTGGCGACGCCTGGGTGACCGCACATGGTTTTCCCGTTTGTCCACCGGTCAGCCTTGTAAACCATTTTTGGAAATTCGTCTTTGCCGTCGGCGTTCATGCCGCCGAGGCGTTTGGGGGTATCCCAGCGTTTTAGTTCTTTTGCGGTTTCGTTTTCCGGTCCCAGCACAATGCCCATAACGCTCCTTACGCGACACACACGAGAGCCGCCCCATGCGGCCCTCGTGCGTCGAAGTGGTGGTCGCCCCGCTTACGCGATGGCGATGTCGATTGACGTCAGCGTGCCGGACAACGGCGACGATAGCGGCACCCAAATTTCGTTGGCCGCAATCAGCGACAAGCAGCACTGGCCGTTAGCGTCAAACGTGCCAACGTCATAGCTGCTGCCGGCGTTGCCGAGACCCGCCGTGTAGGTCACCGTGTGCGCGGCTTTGCCGTTGCCCACGATGCACAGAACGTCGCCGTCATTGTCTTTCGCCGGGTTGGCGAGCGTCATGGCCAGCGCGGCCGTGCCGTTGATAATGGCGACCGCGTCCGTGCCGGGCTGGGGCAGTGCAATCGCCCCCGCCGCGCCATAGGCCGCTATGGTGCGCACGCGCCCAAGCGGTCCCATCACGGCCTGCGACGTCTGCGCCGGCGCGGTCGTGAAGTCGGACGCGTCCCCGTGTACGACGCCCGACGTAATGGCGTGCGCAGCCGAGGCCGTGCCGTCCCACCCACGCAGCACCACAACGCTGGTGCCACTAGTGTAATCTTGCCGGACTTTCATCCGTTCGTTGTCGATCTGGATGATGCGACCGGCCGCGATAGAGGTGGCCGAGGCCACCGTGATGGATTGATCACCCGCTGCGATAGCAACGGAATTAGTTGTGCGAACCAGAGCCATGTGCGTTTACCCCCACACCCGAGCGGCGAGACGTGCTTGCAACGTCGCGGCGCCGATGAGAATGTCGAGGCGGCTCGGATTCTGATCCGTCCCGATCTGATATTGCTCGACCATGCGGACCGAGAAGCCATACTTCTTCGACCGCGCGAACGAGGACGTGCAGCCCGCGTCAGGCTTAACCAAGTCGGCCATCACAAACGCAAACGCGTCAGGATGAAATTGCAACGACTGCGGTGACACCGTGGTGGCGAGCGTGCCAGCCGTCGCCGAGGTCGCGCCCAACACGGTAATCACTGCGTTATCCGCCGGCGAGTTCGACACCGTTTGCAGTTGACCGCTGGTGATGATGGACGGCGAAATGGGCAACGTAGCCATCGCGCCCGAGCTGTCCGACGTGTCGGCCGTCACCACAAACTGCTGGAGACGCCCGGTCGAGCGATAGCTCTGCGGGTTGACGGAGTACACGCCGGCGATGGTGAAGATGTCGCCTTTCTTCAGCGAGCTGGCGCCAGAGGCCCAGCCATCCGTCGCGAGGGTCGAGCCGGTCTGGTTGGCACCGTTGACGAGCGGGGTGGACGCCGTAAACGTGCCGGTGGTGTGCGCCGGACGATTCTGGCTCTGATACCACTCGTCCACGCCAAGCTGCTTGCGCCCGAACATGCCCTCACGGTACGCCTCACCGATCACCGCGCTCGGATTAAACAGCGAGCTGACGTTGTCGGCTAGGGTCGCCATCGCGAGCGTGTCCAGCACAGCCACGCGGCCGTTGAGCGGCACCGCCCCGTCGGACAGCTTGACGCCGGCCTGGAGGTAGGTGAGCTTCGAGCTGGGCGTGGTGCCCGGCGTGCCAACGCTGTTGTAGATGTCGCGGTAGACGTTATCGAACGCCAACACGTCGGCGGCGTTGGCAAGCGCCTCAGCACCTGGGGTGACGTATCGCGCGCGAACGTCGTCCAGCTGTGTGGTCTGCTCGTTTGACGACCAGGTGAAGGCGACGTGTTTCTGGTTGGTCAGACTGATCGGGACCGTCTGGTCGTACAGGTTTTGCAGTTGCATCGCCTGCCCGTCGCTGACGGTAAAGCGCTGCGGGAGACGTGCGTTGACGGTCTGCCCAACCTTTGCGCCGGCTTGCTTGTATTGATCATCGTACGTGCGATTGACATTCGCAAGGAACACGACGGAGTTCGTAAACCCACGCGCGACTTCCTTGCAGACCCAATCGCTAGTTGCAATTGTGTTTGCCATAACTTTACGCTCTCAAACCCGTTTTCAACGGGGGGTTGCCCTACCGGACGCGCTGGCCTGCTTTCCGTCGCCTCGCATCAAGCGCATTGCCGCGCGCAATGTGTTCGTCCATGTCGAGGTCATTCGGAATCTCGGTCTCGGTCTCGTGTATGGCTGGCGCGCCGTCCACCGGCTTAATGGGTGGCTTCGCCTTACTTACTGCTAATACCGATTGAGCCGAGCCGGAGTGTGCGGCCTCTAATCGGGCTTCGATCTTTTTCATCTCGCCGTAAGTCAGCACGGGGTGCATCCTTGCGAGACGGTCCACGTCCTCGGGATTGCGCGCCAGGTAGAGCATCATCGCCGGACCCACGGGTGAGTCCTTGATCACGTCTTCCATCGGCGGTGACAGGAGAAGGTCTTCCCGGTTGACCTCCTCCGCAAACGTCGCGTTCTCGGCGGCGAACTTCGTATACCGCTCGGAAAACTTCTGCTGCCGCTCTATTTCGTAGCGGCTACGGTCGTGCTGCTCACGAGACCATCGCTCGTGGTAACGGTCCACGCGCACCGCTTCGCGAGCGGCCCACGCGGATTGTTCGCGCACATACGACGCGAAGTCATCGTGGTCGGCCTCCTGCGGCTCGGGGTCGTTGGAGTCCATTTGACCCCATCCCTCTGGCTGCTTCGGCCGTCGTGCCTGACCCTCTAGCTCTCGCGGTCGCTCGGTGGCCATCTCGGCCTTGAGCTCGTCACGCTGCCGGCGCAGGTCCACTAGCTCTGCACTGATGGCGTCTCGCTCGCGCTGCGTGGTGCCGCGTTCCCGCACCAGCGCGTTAATCTCCTCCTGAATGCTCGCTTTCCGTCCCGCGAGGGACTTCTTGTGAGCGTTCAGCACCTTGCCGGCGTTGGCCGCCTCGTCGGCCTTCGCCTCGTCGGGTGGTGCGGCATCGACCGGTGCCGGTGCGTCTTCGACAGGCGCCGGCAGTTCGCTCGGTGGCGGCTCGCTTGGCGGCGTCGTGCCGCCCTCAAAGTCTTCGTCGGCCCCAACCAACCCGTTTAATGCCATTCGTGCTCCAGCTCCGGGTGTGACGCGGGAGGGTCACCTCAACAAAAAAGGCGTGCCGGCTGGTCTCTCAGGACCGCCGCACGCCCTCCGCTGGTGTGCCCTCCGTTGTCTCGTGTTCTCAGCGGCTCGGAGATGCCGCGTTCGCCCGGCCAAAGGCTAGAGAACTGCGCTTGGTCAATTACTGTCTCACTATAATCTCGTCACGTCAACTGCCGTCCGTTTCGGTGTCGCGCTGGGCAGCTCGCTCGGCGCGCGCCTCGGCTCGGTCGTCGTTGGCTTCCGCGCTGGCTTCCGCGCGCTCGTAGGCGACCCGTGCCTCGTCCGTGTTCATGGCGTGTTCAGACGCCAATAACGCAAGGTCGTGCCGCTGTTCGTCTTCGCGCGTAACCGTGTCTGCCGCAATTTGGCGCGTTTGCTCACCCTGCTTTAGTTGTGCCTGCACCTGCGCGAGGCGCACTTTCAGGTTCGCGTCAATCTCGGCCAGCATCAGGTTACCCTGCTGGCGCATCTGTTCGAGCTGCATGGCCGCGTCGGCCTTGACCTGCTCGCTCTGCACTTTCGCGCCGGCCTCGACCTGCTTGGTCTCCAACTGCTGCACGGCGTTCTGGAACGCGCCCTGAAGCTCCTGCAACGCCTGCTGTTGCTGCGCAAGCTGGGCTTTGAGCTGTTCAGGGTCTTCACCGCCCTCCTCGTCGGCGAGCTCGGGCGGGAGTAGCTTCTTGAAGCGCTCACTGATCTCGGTGTGGCCGGGAAAGTCTCTGAATTTGAAGTAGATGTCGCCGATGACCTTGAGCAGCTCCGGCGCGGCCTGAAGCAGCTGATTCATCTCGTCCACGCCATGGAGCAGGCGCGAGTTATAGCTCTTCCCAATGGTGATGGCCGTGGTGTAACGGCCCTTCGTGAGGTCGTAGAGCTTGGCCCCCTGCGCCGCCATGTCAACGGCCTGCGGTCGGCCATCGGGTCCGGTGACAAACGGCGCGTTCAGCATCACGGCCTTCTCGTCGCCTTCGACGCCGAGCACCTGCTGGATGCGTCCGGGACGGTCATAGACCTTTGGGATCAGGTCGACCAACTGCATCGCTTCAAACGGCATCGAGATAGTGACGAGGTTGTCGAGGTAGTTGGAGTTGCCTTCTTCGCCTTGATTCTGGAGGGCGAGCACCTTGCGTCCGCTGTCCCCCGCACGCGCATTGCCGAGCGACGGGTCGTAGGTGAACGTCGCCGACTTAATAAACTGGTCTGCCGCTTCGAGCAATGCGAGTGAGCCGCTGATGTTCGACCCGACGGTGTTGCGCTGCGGGAGCGGGGCGGGCTGGCCCCCAATGGTCACCGCCGCGACCTGCAGGTAGGGGAAATTGCGTGTCGAGGCTTGCGACCACGCTTCCTCGTGGCCCTTGAATTGGCCCTCGTAGCCGATCCATGGCGCTTTCGTGTCGAGCGCTTTCTCTTCGACCGCTGCGGTCGCCGCGTAGTTGAACAACCGCTGGCCATCCTGCGCCGGGCGAATAATGCCGACCCACCGCCGGCGGTTTTTGAAGTATTGCTCGCGGCCGATCACGGGAATAATCGGAATGTAGCGGCCGTCCCACTCTTCTTGTTCGAGCACTTCGAGCGCGTTGAGCGTATACCACATCACCTTCCGCTCGTCGACGTCGCGGCGCACATCAACGCGATCCTTGTTTGTCGTCCACCACTCGTCGCCGAGCTCGTCCAGATAGCCGTTCTGGCGCCCCATCTGCCCATTCGCGTCGGGTTCCAAATACGACACGCGCGTGCGCGACTGGTGCTGCACGCGGAAGAATTCCATCACGCGGACGCCGCGATACCCCTCAATGTCCGAACTCATCCAGTTCGGCTCGATGTCGCCGTCGCTGGAGCCGAAGTCATCGTCGTCGAGCGCCGTGGTCAGTTGGGACTGTGGCCAGCGCTGCCGGAACCGTTTCTCGGGCATGAACCCGCCGATTAACCCCCACTCGCCGTCGGACCAGTCCGGCTCCACCGCGTAGGGGTCCAGATAGACGCTACCCTGATTCAGGATGCGCTGAATACACAACTCCTGGTCTGACCAGTGTTCGCCAGCGCCGGTCTGATCGACGTAACGTTTCAGGATTCTGTAGTAGCCACGCCCGGCCTTAACGCCGCGCTCAAACGCCCAGTTGCGCGCCATTTCCGCGCGCGAATGCGCCTGGATGTGCCGAATGATCCCTTGTAAGACCTCGGCGGTCTCCGGGTTGGCCGTTTCGTTTTCAGGGCTCACGGTGATGCCCAGATGCGCGCGACGCTGCTGGTTGATCACGAGCTGCACCGGTTGGTCCAGCTTCGGGATCGTCAGCATCGGCCGAGGGGGAATATCGACACCGCCGATATTCTGCGCACGCCGCGACGCCTTCACACTCTCGGGCCACTGGTCACCCGCGTCGAAGGCGAGGTCTTCGTCTTCGCGTTGGCGCTGTTCCGATTCGGCGTCCGTGGACACCAGCTTGAAGCAGTTGATGGCGTCCTGCACCACCGGGTCGAGTGTTGGGTCGTCAAACTGGTCGGCCATCGCGCTTTACTCTACGCGGATGGTGTCGTCACGTCTACTCCGATGCGCTGCTGGCGTCGATAGAACATCGCCCGATACTGACAACGACACCACGGGCAGTCCACGCAGCGGACGCGTGTGTCGAGCTGCGAGCGCAGCGGGACGGCGTGGCTCACAACGTCCTGGTAGACGGCGAACGGGGGCGGGATGGGGCTACGGCCACACGATGGACAGCGCGGGTCCAGTCGCTCTATCGCCCATGGAAGGTCTCGGTCGTCCACGTCTCCGGGGTCATCGGTCATGGCAGCACCAGTAGTTTCATCTTCAGGTCGTCCACCGTGATGCGACCCACGCTCGGCGCACGCCCGTGCGCCGCCTCGTGGTGCTTCACGCACAGGCTGATCACGTTGTCGAGCGTCGTCTCACCACCCAGCGACCGAAACACGATGTGGTGCCGGTGAATCGAGTTGCCGCAGTAGATGCCGCAAACCTGGCAGCAGTGCCCGTCACGCGTATCGACCGCGCGGTAGACGTCACGGTCGGCGATGAGCTGCCGGCGGCGCTTTGAGGCTCGGCGCGTCGCGGTGGGGCCCTTCATGCGCGACCGATCATGCGGAAAACAGGACGAGCTTCGTGTAGAGCGTTAGGTCCATCTACCCCCCCATCCACGCGTGGTCACCGCCGCCCCCGCTCGACCCCGAGCGCCGGCGGAGCTGCGGCGGGGTCCGCATGTGCGGCTCCCCAGACATCACCAGATAGCGCGTGGCGTCCATCAGGTGGTCGTTCTCCTTCACGATCTTGCCCTTCGGGTCCCGATGATACTTCCGAAACTCCGCGAGCCAGTTCGCCAGGTGCAGCTGCACGCGCAGTCGGCCGGTGACCATGCGCGTCCAGACTTCGAGCAGCCCAGCCTCGACCGCGTTGACCGCCGGTTCGAGGTTCAGGCCGAGGTCGCGGTAGAGGTCGAGCGCCACACGCCCGTCAATCACGCTCGCGCCGGCGCTGGCCGGGTCGATGACGCCGTGCATCCACTCACCACGGGCGTGAATCGCCGCCGCGTGCGACGGGGGCTCGCCTTGGCTCAGGTAGTGCTCGTCGTAAAGCTCGATGGCGCCCGAGCTGGGGTCTTCCGCGCCCCAGATGACGGCGGTGCGCCGCCAGCCAATGTCCATCCCGTAACACCGACGCCACGTCGACGGCACGATGCGGGTCGGCACGATCAAATTGCTCTCCTCGATGGGGTAGATGGCGCCAGCGCCAAGGGTCGGCTCGCCCTCGCTGCGCGCTTTCACCTCGTGCGGGGGCGTGGTGGCCAACAGCGCGGTCTTCTGCGTTGCGTCGAGGTGCGGGACGTGGTTCCAGCCAGCTTGGATAAACCACTTGTGCTCGGCCGCTTCCGGGGTCGGCTCCAAGAAACCATTGACGACGTGGCTACGGCCCTGTAACGGCGTGAACGTTACGAGCACGATCCCTTTGGTCGTCATGGTGCGAAACACCATCTCGGTGTAGCAGTCCTCGGGCGGCTCTTCGTCGCACCAGATAACATGCTTGGCCGTGCCCTCGAAGCTCTTACGGCCCTGCTCGTAGGTCTTCAGGCCGACCACGCTCGTGTCGCCGGAAACGTGCGTCACCCACACACTCTCCAGCGAGTTGGCAAGCCCATGGACGCGTCGCGTGTGGTTGACGATTAAGTGCTCGGGGACCATACCGCCCGTCCACGTTGTGCCAAGGTTTTGCGGGTCGCCGAAGAGCTTTGTCTGCACGATGTCGCGAGTCGTTTCGCTCGTGGTGCCGCACACCCACACCTCAACCGGGTGGTCGAAGCGCTTGCCCTCCCACCACGGCGGGTAAAGCCCGGTCAGATGACAGGTCACTTCGTAGGCGCCGGCTTCCGACTTGCCGACTCTGTTTGCCGCCATGAAGAGCCGCTGCGCAAACCGCTGGCCGGCGGCAAAGAACTCGGTGTGGCGGGGATATTTCGACCGCGCCAACACACCGGTGTCAGGAAAGTAGGTGCGAAACTTACCAGTGCGGCGACGGTGCAGTTCCGCGAGGAGTGAGAGCTTGTGGTCACGCAGGTCCATCACGCCACCCCCGCCTCACTCGCACGAGTACACGTCGGTCTGGAGTTTCAATCCGACCGGCATGTGCCCAGACACGGTAAACGATTTCTCTTCGTAGACCACGCGGTTGGTGGGCTGGATCGTCAACCCGCCAGTATCCAGCTCAAGAAAATGAAATTCTTTCGCTTGATCAGGCGCGGCGCTAAAACCGTCGCCGACGGGCGCCACGCTAAACAAATAGCACCCCTGCTGGCAGGTCTCCCCGGTCCTCACCTGCGCCCGCAGTCCATCCAAATACGGATAGATCACCGCGCTAAAGTCGGTGTGGTAGCAGTCCCAGGTTTGCGCCTCTCGCAACGTGAGCGGCTGAGGGTCAGCACAAAATGCAAGCGCGTGTGGGGGGATATTTCGATAGACGGCGCCAGACTCCAACAAGACCGTGCAGCCCCACGCCCGACCAGGGAACGACACCAAGCCGAACCACACAGCGGGTTGCCAACGCGGGGTCTGAGGCTGCGCGTGCGTGAAGGTGGTATCAATCCAGCAATACCGGTGTTGCGGCAGAGGTCCGATGAGCGAATAGATCACGGGCGCAACCGTGCCCCCGGTTTCACCGTTTCGCTCAGTAAAGCGTCGCCGGCCAACGCGATGCGGCGCAAGCGCTCGCGTTGCGCACAATCGTACTTCTGCTCCTCGTGCCGCCGCCAGCGGACGTAACACAGCATCAGCAGCGCGAGACCAAGACCAAGATACACGCTAGCGGCCATTCGCGTCTCCTATTCCGCGAGCGCATCTTTGAGGGCTTGTCGCAGCTCGTCGTCGCTGAGCTCGGCGTGCGGGAAGCGGTGCTCGTGGCGCACGGTGTCCACCAGCAGCAACAGGTGCTTCGCCGCCATCTGGAGCGCCGCCGTCTTCTCCCAGAACTGGATCTTCGTGACCTCGTCCTGGAGGCCGTCGCCCGCCGTGGTGTTGCGCTTCAGCACCTCGACCGACTTGATGCAGCTCCGCACCGTCGCCGGCATCTTCGAGAGGTGCAGCAGCTTGCCCTCGGCGTCGAAGCACTGCGCCGGGTCGAGATGCGAAAGCCGACGGATCTCTTCCTTCACGCCCTCGGCGGTCAGGTCTAGTTTCGATACCTGCGCGGCTTGCTTGGCTGCGAGGGCGGCTTTTACGTGCGGCCGATTAGCGATGAGGAAGGCGTGCTTCTTGGCGTGCTTCGGGCTGTAGCCGACGGCGCGTGCGGCCTCGGTCTTGTTGAGGTTGACGAGGTAGGCCGAGACGAACTGCTCTTCCTTGGGTGTCAGGCGTTTGGTCATTGCGGTGTCAGGGTCGTGAGAGAGGCAAGC